GTTAGAAAAGAGCTATACAGCCATAGGTGCAGTTATGGCGTATGCTGACGGAGACGATTATTTCATAAAGAAAGGATAAAAAATGAACCAATTACAAACTAGAGAACAAGATGCAAGAGCATTAGTCGGCTCTAAAATGAGCCAGATCTCAACCATAGTAGGCAATGACAAGGCAAAAGCTAGCGTATTTGCCAGTGCTATCGCAAATATGGCGAACGATTATGGACTAAGGAATTGTAGTGTTGAAAGCATAGTAAATACAGCTATGCAGATCGTCCAAATCGGACTAAACCCAAATAAGCTTTTCGGTCAAGCCTACGTAGTGCCATTTAAGCTAAAAAATGGCGGCGAAACCGCACAACTTCAAATAGGCTACAAAGGGCTTATTAGTTTAGGTATGAAAAATGGCTGGAAATTTAGAGCAGTAGCCGTCTATGATTGTGATGATTTTAGCCTAGAGTTTAATGGACTTGATGACAAGATACACTTTGCGCCAAATTATGACGAACGAAGCGACGATGACGGCGACTGGGTATTTAGTCATTTGGTGGGCGTGATCGTATATGCAAAAGATAGCAACGATAATGTCTTTAGTGAGTTTGTTAGCAAGAAAAAGCTCGAGAAATTGCGCCTAAAAAGTCAAAATCAAAGCAAAAAAGACAAGCTTGAGTATATATGGCTAGACTGGGCAGAGGAGATGTATAAAGCCAAAGCTCTTAAATACGTTGCTTCACGCTTGCCAATAAATGATCGCCTAGCCGAAGCCGTGAGTGTAGAGGACGAGCCTATCACAAAACAAGAAGCCAGCCAAGCGCCAAAAGCTGGACTAAACGAGCTTTTGAGTAGTGCGGAAAAACCGAATAGCTCAGTTGGTGCAAAAAATTCACAAACTGAATACATCGAAGCCGCGCCCATTGAAGTAGAAATCGCAACTGTAAAAGAAAATTTGACAGTTGAGCCAATGCCTCACGACCTATTACAAAGCGAGCTGGTAAAAAGAGGCGCAAGTGAAACAGAGGCTGAAAAATTAGTTGAAAGGCTAAGCATTGATGACGCCCAGATGTATTTAAACGACCCAAGCAGTATAGACAATTTAATAGAAAATTTAAAGGATAACTAATGAATGTAGGCTATTTTAAAAATCAAACTTTCAAAGCTCAAGACGGCAAAGAAGTAAAATTTATAGGGGGTATGATAAATATCCCCTTTTTACGCCCTATTGAGTGTGGGCTGATCCCAACTCCTGATGACGAGCTAGCTAAAAATCAAAACGCCCCAATATATAAAATAGTGCTTTTTAAGCCTAAAAATTACGAGGGAGCAAGGCAGATTATAGGCGGAATTTGGAATGCTGTCAGCAATGACGGAAAAACAAACTATTTTAGGGGGCATATAGAAACGCCTCTAGTAGCTGGCGGACGTGTTTATTTAGCGTTATTTACTCCAAAAGAGCCAAATGGGTTGATGTTTGAAGCTACGTGGAGCGCACCAAAGAAGAATAATAACTCCCACACGCCACAAGCTAACACTACCATAGATGATGACGTAGATATTGACGCCGACAAATACGACAACGACGAAACGATACCGTTTTAATTGCTTGACGGTTGTTTGATAGTTGGCTTAGTATAAACTTAATACAGCCATGCAAAAGCCAATTTTTAGGGCTTTTTGCTGGTTAATTTTGTTTGACGAGTAAATTATTAAAAAGGAAAAGGAAAATGACTTACGGCGAAGCGATTATGAATGCAAAAGATAAGATGAAGCTAGTAAAAGGCACGTTTAAGATAGGCGTGCCACTGCCACAGCGGTTAAACTTTGAAAGTGCGATGAAATACTACTGCGAAAAACTAGACCGCTATTGGCTTAGTAAAATCGAGCTAAGTCCAAGCTCTAAATTTTCAAAGCAAGACGTGCTACAAATACTCAAAGGCAAAAATCTAAACGGAGTGAGCGATGACAACAGCTGAACTTAAAGACGCCGCTATTTTTGTAATGGCGTATAGCTTTTTGCAAATGGACAGCACCGAGAAGCTAGGGCTATTCATAAACAAAAAAGCAAGCAAATTTATCAACGAGTTGATCGAGGCGATGACACCGATAGTCGGACACTATCACGCCTTTAAAAGGCGGATAGAAACCCAAATAAATGCTTTGGATAATAAGGCGAGCATTGCCAAAAAGAGCTTTAGCACGACAGCGCCACAGCTAGCCTGCGATCTACTTTATTTGCGTTTAGCACCAAATGAACGCAAAGGGCAAAGATTAGCGCCGATACTAGCTGATTTTTACGCGATGAACAAAGACAAGATAGCGTATATCTCGAACAAGAGTTGTGACACGAAATACCGCAAAGAGGCAGAGGATAGCCAAACGCTGGCTTATTTTTATATTGAGAATATTTGAAAGGATTGATAGTGTTTTGGTTAAAAACGGAAAAAGAGAGGTTAATAGGTCTTTTGGAGTGGTTTTTAAGCCATGATTGGCAATTTACCACAAGAGATTATAGAAAACTAAAAAAATTAAATACATTTCTTTTAAGATTTGATATAGACCCAGTATGGGTAAATTTTTCTATTTATGACTGGTTTTATCTAAAAAGCGCTGAGAGAGAAAGGCTGCTTGAAGCATATAAAAAGCTAAAGGATGAACAATGAAAGAGCTTCTAAGAGAAGTTTGTTACTCGCTGGCGAATTTAGACGAAAGCTCTCCGCTAGCAAACTGTATCATAGCGATACTTTCTGTTGTGGGCAGTTTAACATTTCTATTTACCGCAGTTTTCTACCTTACTGACGGGGTTATATTTTGGCGAGGAGTGCACGTGATAGCGTTGTCTTTGTTGTTAGTAGTAGCAATACTATTTATTGATGTATATATTAGGAAAAATACAGAATATAAAAGCACTAAATAAATTTACAAGGAGTATTATGAAAAAGATAACACTAGAAGAAAAGATAGAGCTTATCACAGCCTATGCTGAGGGTAAAATCGTGGATGCCTACGATACCATTTTTCAACGCTGGTTTGCAAAAGGCACGGATACTTGGGATTTTGATAGAGAGGAATACAGAATAAGCCCCAACTCTGCACCTAAGTTTAAAGTAGGAGATGTCCTTGTTTTCATAGGCGATGTAAATACAAGGGATGTTGATACCTATAAGATTATAGAGATAAAGCAAGGGTATTACAGATTTAGTGATAGAAGCCTACGTCCAGTAGAAGAAGTAGAGAAAGAATTTATCAATATTAAGGATGTCCTATGGTACTTCGAAGTATTTGACCTTATCTCTAGGGAGGGGCGTGCATACCCTGTTAGGATTACTATGGGTGATATTGACAAGGAGCTTGCACCATATCACGATATGCTTATGTGGGGCCCTATGTATAGCTTAGGGTTTAAATTAAAGGAGAACTAATGAGAAAAATTAAATTTAGAGCGTGGGGTAAAGATGAAAACAAGGAGCTATTGGATGAGTAGCCCAGAAAGAGAAAAACACTTAGCAGCCCTTGCAAACCTAGAGGCGTTTTGCGAGGCGCACAATGAAAAGATAAATTTAGTTGAGCGAATACAAGCTCTTTTGTTTAAATGCGACGTCCGCTATTTACGGAACGCTTTGCGAGATTTGAAAGATTATATCAAGGAGAGAAAATGAGCGATACATTTATTACTCGTGATGAAGCCTTAAAACAATTAGGTTTAACGTCGCCTATCAGCTTAAGACGCCTTGTGCTAGCTGGCAAGATCACGGCAAGTAAGATAAACTCAAAAATAATTTATTATTCTCAAAACTCAATATCCGCCTATAAATCAGGCAAAACCGCCCAAGCTATCTAAATAATCACTCCACCACTGCATTAGCTTAGCTCTTGCTTTTAGATTTTTGGCGTGATTGTATGCGTCCTTAACCTTGTTGTTTTCAACGTGTGCGAGGCAAAGCTCGATAACATCACTATTGCAGCCGTGCTTATCTATGTTTTCGTTGGCAATCGTGCTAAATGTAGCCCTAAAGCCGTGTGGTGTTACCATATCGTTATTAAAACCTAAATTTCTAAGCATTGAGCGGATAGTATTACCACTAATTGGGCGCACATTTGATTTTACGGACGGAAAAACTAACTCACTTTTTAACGGCAGGCGCTCACGATATGTTTTTAGCAAATTTATAACACTTTTTGACAAAAACACTTCGTGAGGCTTTGCTGTTTTCATCTCGCTTGCTGGGATATGCCAAAGGCAATTCTCAAAATCTATCTGCGACCACTTAGCATTTCTAGCGTTTTGCCCTCTTACAGCGGTATATAGTTGAAATATCGCACACGTTTTTACTCTTATATCCCCAAAATAATCTCTTATCGCCACTAATACGGCTCTTATCTCATCATCATTTTTTAAATATGCAAAATGTTTTACATCTTTTTTGCCGATTAGCGCGCTTTTATCAATATCTGAGATGATATTATGCTCGACATACTCGTGCAAAAGAGCAAATTTATAGAAGCCGTTTAGCACCCCTAGCGTTTTTCGTATCGTTTCTTGCTTGTCATCGCCAAGAAGTGGTGCAAGGGCGGCAATAATATCCTTTCTAGTGATCTCTTTTATCCCCATATCTCCAAATTTTGGCAAAAATAATGTTTCAAACCGCCTTTTTATCCAAAACTGCTGTTTCTCGCTCAACTTTCCCTTTGTTTTATACCACGCTTCAAATACTGCCTTAAATTTTGTTTTTTCTGCTGCTTGAGTTAGGCTTTCACCTTGATTAAGCTTTGATCTTAGCTCATTTCTTTTATCTCTTGCCTCGCTTAAACTCATTTCATCATATTTACCTAGTGTTAAGCGGTGACGCTTGCCATTTTCTCGAAACTCATATATAAAAAACTTCGTGCCGTTTGGCATTATCTTGATCAATAGATTGTCGCTGTCGCTAACAAAATATGGCTTCTCTTTTGCTTTTAGATTTTTAAACTGCGTGATCGTTAGTTGGCGTGAAAGCTTAGGCATTTTAGCTGTCCTTTTGGCTGACTATTGTTATATTTTTAGCTACTTTTTTGGAGGCGGTCAGCTAAAAGTCAGCTAAAAAGTTGTGATAATAATAGTTTGCTATTGTTTGTAATAGTTTGTAATTTTATGAATAAAGGCTTTAAAATAACGTTAAAATCGTGGCTCAATGTTTGCAAAAGTTAATAAAAGTTTGTGATTGTTTATAAGCAGTGGCGGACAGAGAGGGATTTGAACCCTCGAGCCCCGATTAAGAGCTGCACCCTTAGCAGGGGTGTGGTTTCAGCCGCT